ACAATTTGATTGAACTCGATAACGGACAGTTTGCGTTGTATCCTAATAACAGGATGAGAATCTATGATAATAGTCTCACACCTGAAGATCCTAAGATGCCAGATTTCAAAGTGTCTACTGTAGAGTACTCAGTAGAGAACGGGTTTGATAGACTGGGAATGGGAAGAGAAGATGAATACTTCTGGAAGACCGCAAAAGAACGCAAGGAGGAATCCGATGGCGAATCAGTTTCAGGTGGACAAGAGCTCAGATTTCGAGTCGAGAATGACACTGATCAATGAAGTATCAAGTGACAAGTACCTAGAACAACACAGGAGACAAATGGAAGAACAGAACCTACTTAGAGAGATTGCTAACGACAAGAGCACTCCAAAGAACCAAAGGAAAGTCAACACTGATGGACTCTTCGAAGCAGAAGATTGTCCTACTTGTGGTGGTGATTGTGGATGTGGTACGCAACAAGTAATTATCGAAGACTGACCTACTAAATATTGGTGTCTTCTTGTATAAAGAATAAGTGCCAATTGAAAGAGTAAGTAAAGGCTTCAAAGATATCAGTGCAACATTTCAAGTCAATCCAATGAATGATGACTTGATTGCACTGAGAAACGAGAATGCAATTGCTCGTTCTCTCCGTAATCTGATCTTCACATCTCCTGGTGATAAACCTTTTCAACCATCTATTGGTTGTAGGGTTAGTGAGATGTTATTTGAAAACCTTGATACCATTACGGCTCAACAAATCAAAGGTGAGATTGAGTATACAATTAAAAACTTTGAACCAAGGGTTGATCTTCAAGAAGTTGAGATTAACCCTAACTTTGAAAACAATGAATTTAATTGTCTTATCAAGTACGAAATTATTGGCATTTCAGAAATACAAGAACTCACGTTCGTGTTAGTACCCACTAGGTAAATGCCTTTAGTCAACTTTTCCAATGTCGATTTTGATCAGATAAAGGAATCTATCAAGGACTATCTCCGTGCAAATTCAAACTTCACGGACTATGACTTTGAGGGTTCTAACTTATCAACAATTATTGATACTTTAGCATACAATACTTACATCACTTCATATAACACCAATATGGTGACAAATGAGGTGTTTATTGATAGTGCCACCTTAAGAGAGAACGTAACTTCTCTGGCAAGAAATATCGGATATGTACCAAGATCAAAAACAGCATCAGTCGCCAATATTTCATTTGTTGTAGATGCATCTAATATTCCTGCATCTTCACTCACACTTAAAGCTGGTATTGTAGCACTAACCACAAAAAGATTCTCAAATAAGGCATATACATTCTGTATCCCATCAGATATAACTGTTCCCATTAGAGATAATGGAGAAGCTAGATTCTTTGATATTGATGTATATCAAGGAACATATATTGAAACAACATTCACTGCGTCATCTAGAAATCCAAACCAAAGATTTATTCTCCCTAACGTTGGTATTGATACAGATCTTCTAAATGTATCTGTGTTCAACTCAGAAGATTCATCTGTTTCTAGAAAGTTCACACAGTTCAACAGTTTGTTTAATGTTGACGTAAACTCAGCTGTGTACTTTATTCAAGAAGTAGAAGGTGAGAGATATGAATTATTATTTGGTGATGGTTTGTTTAGTATAGCACTTCAAGATCAAAACTTTATTAAAGCCAGTTATATTATTACAGATGGTTCTGAGGCTAATGGTGTTGAAAGACTCGAATATGCAGGTAGGTTGGTAGACAATAATGGTAATGTTGTTAGTGGTGGCATATCTCTAGTAACAACTAATACACCTTCATATGGTGGTGAACAGATTGAAAGTGTGTCATCTATTAAGAAGTATGCACCTCTGATCTATGCATCACAGAACAGAGCAGTAACCTCTACTGACTATGAGTCATTGATTCCTAGAATTTACGCAGAAACACAATCTGTTTCGGCTTATGGTGGTGAGGACATGAGTCCTCCCGCTTACGGTAAAGTGTTTATCAGTATTAAACCACAACATGGTGAATTTCTCTCTACAACTGTTAAGGATAATATCAAGAATGAACTGAAGAAATATTCAGTCACAGGTATTCAACCAGAAATTGTTGATCTTAAGTATCTGTATCTGGAAGCAGATTTGTTTGTTTACTATAACACTAACGAAGCACCTTCTCCTGACTTCGTTAAAACTATTGTAAATTCTAATATTCAAGCTTACGCAAACTCAACTCAACTGAATAAGTTTGGTGCTAGATTTAAGTACAGTAAGTATCTGAGAATTGTTGATGATAGTCATGAGTCTGTCACTTCAAATATCACTAATGTAAGAATGAGAAGGGATATGGTTCCTGTTCTCAATACATTTGCAGAGTATGAAATTTGTTTTGGTAATAGATTCTATGTTAAGAATCAAGGTAGTAGTGCAAATAGAAGTGGCACTGTAGTTGGTTATAACATTCGTTCTTCAGGATTTAGAGTATCTGGAATTAGTGAAACTGTATACCTTGGTGATATTCCTGTTGGTGATCTTACAAGAGGTTCTATTATACTCTTTAAACTTAAGTCCCCATCAGAACCAGTAGTTATTAAAAAGAATCTTGGTTTTATTGATTATGTTAAAGGTGAGATTAAGTTGAACCCAATTAACATTATTTCAACAGAGGTTAAAACTGGAACTGTGGATGTAATTCAGATTTCTGCAATTCCATTCTCTAATGATGTGATCGGTCTTCAAGATCTTTATCTTCAGTTAGATATGAAGAATGTTACTATTGATATGATATCTGATCGTATCTCCTCTGGTAATGATATTTCTGGTAGTAACTACATTGTATCTTCTAGTCATGGAAGACAATCACTTGTTCGTGGAACTCCCGTAATTGCTGATTTTGAACAGGAAGGTACAGTTCAACTTACCGTTTCAAATAGAGGTTCTACAAGTGTGGTAAATACCAATAACACTACTACATCGTCGTCAACAACTTCGACAACTCCAACTAGTTCAACTAGTTCAACAAGTGCTTCAAGCACTCCAAGTTCAACTAGTTCTTCAAGTTCTTCAAGTTCGACTTCATCCTCCAGTCCATCATACTCCAGTTCATCATACTAATAAGAAATGTCAGTAGATAGAGTAAAGTTTCAAGATATCGTCGAATCTCAACTCCCTAGTTATGTAAGGGAGGATTTCCCATTACTACCCGAATTCCTGAAACAGTACTATGTTTCTCAGGAGTTTGAGAGTGGAACTCTTGACATAATCCAAAATATAGACAAGTACACAAAATTGGATGAGATTTTCAATCTTTCCAATAGTACTGTTCTGCGTTCTGATCTTAACTTTACTAATACTACTATTGAAACTTCCTATAAAGGAAACTTTACTGATGGATTTCCCGATAATGATGGTCTAATCCAGATTGATGATGAAATTATCTACTACAAAACCAAAACTGATAATCTTTTTGAAGGATGTGTAAGAGGATTCAGTGGAATTACCACTTATATTTCTTATGACAATCCAGAACAACTGGTTTTTGAAAATACAAAAGCACAGTCTCACAAAGCTGATGCAGAAATTAAGAACCTAAATGTTATTTTTCTTCAGGAATTCCTAAAGAAACTGAAAAAACAAATTGCTCCTGGGTTTGATAGTAGAAATCTTTCTGATAAAGTCGATCCGAAAAACGTACTCTTTGGTCTAAACTCTTTTTATAAGTCAAAAGGAACTAACGAATCTTTCGAAATTCTGTTTAGAGCTCTTTATGGAGCAAAATCACAGGTAATCAGACCTAGTGAATTTCTTTTCAGACCTTCTGATGCTGACTATAGAGTCACAGAAGACATGGTTATTGAACAAATTGAGGGAAATCCTCTTGATTTGGTTAATAGAACACTTCAACAACGATCGACTGGAGCAAAAGGAACGATCACAAAGGTTGAACCTGTCACATTTGACAAGGGTCAATTCTATCAAGTTGGTATTGACTTAGGTTATGACAGAGATATTGATGTCAGAGGTACCAAGTTTGCTCAATTTGAGTTAAATCCGAAGACAAAAATTCTCAATACAGTCAGTACTGGATCAACAATTATCGATGTTGACTCGACAATTGGTTTTGCACAGACTGGGTATCTAATTTGTGCTGATAGAAACAGTGATATCGTAAAACTAAGTTACTCAGGAAAGACTCTTAACCAGTTTACTGGTGTTGAAGGTGTCTTTGCACCCATCAATGAGAAGGAAGATATCCGTGATGATGACTTTTCTTTCGCTTATGTTGGTGCTGGCACTGAAAAAAGTATCAAAGTAAGAGTTGGTGCTGCCATCAATGAGTTCAAACAAAGTGATGTCACTAATTTAATTCAAAGTGATGACTCAGTTGTCATTAAATCACTCGGAATTGAACAAAAAGACCTCAGAAGTAGAGGTTGGTTCACCAACCTCAAGACAACTCTTGACGTTGAAGGGATTGTTGTCGTTGATGAAGAGGAAAGAATCTATGAATTGACCACTTATGACAAACATTTTTACTATCCTGGAGTAAATCTTCTTGTTTATAACAATGCAGGACTAGTTGTCAATGGTGTTATTACAAGAATTTCTGGTAAAACCTCATTTGTTGTAAGATCTGAGCGTAAAATCACTGATTTTGGTCTTCAAACTAAGTATAAAGTTGAATCACAGATCCTAAAAACCAATACTCGTCTGTATCCTAAGCTTTCTGAGTATATTACCAACGTTCAAAACACTTATTCTAAGTTTAATGGCGACACTTTAGTTACCTCAAACTCAATTCCTAGCCTTCTTGGTAGAAGTGTCAATCCAAATAATCGTTCTTACACCTTTAGTGGAACTTCGATCAACGAATTTGAGTTAAAACTCACCAATAATACCGATCATGGGTTCTATACTGGTGATGCAGTCTTCTATGAACAGGGTTCTGTAGATTTAATCACTACTACACCCGATGGTGTAGAGATTGTAACACAACAACTCAATGGATTTGAGGGTATTGATGAACTTGTCTTCTATGTGAAGAGAGTTGATCAAGAGAAAATCAAACTTGCAAGGTCTAGATCTGATATTTTCACAGATAAGTACGTTAGACTTATTGGACAAGTCGAAAATATTAAAATTACTGACTATGACCACTATTCTAAGAAACTTCTTCCTCAACCAATCGTCAGAGAAATCTTAAAACCTGACACAAATAGTGGAAATTACAAAACTCAACCTGAATTCTACAACGGTATCTTCCTGAATGGTGTAGAAATCCTTA